AAATTAAAATCGAAACATGAGCAGGTTTAAACGCAAAAACGGAACAAACGGTAACGGACGCGACAAGAGCATTTACGATCCTGATTATCATCCTAATCAGGTTATTTGCCTTGGCAAGAAAGGCCGTCTAAAAGCTCAAATCGCTGCCGCTTTCAACATCAGCAAACGCAAGCTCGATAATTGGATCAGACAATACCCGGAATTGAGGGAAGCTTACGAGCAAGCGGAATCTCACGCTGAAGCATGGTGGATAGATCAAGTGATGGAGGGTTTGCTAATACCTAAGAGTCTATCATTCAATTCAGGCGCCTTCATCTATGTCATGGGCAATTCCTTTGGTTGGAAGAACGAGCGGTATGAGAAGCGAGACGTCCAGCAAACCGATAAACGGCAGTTGGACATCAATGTAGATTTCAGCAAATTATCGGTTCAGGATTTGCAGAGGGTGAGAGAACTCAAACCATCACAACGCAAGAAGATTTTGAAAGTTGCAGCAAACGACAACAATTGAACAACTGGGAATAACCCAAGTGGAATTCAATGAAGCGCTTGATGCGGCTATTGATAAGGAGCTTGCCGAGCGTAGTCTGAAGGAATTCATCAAACAAGCTTGGAAAGCCGTCCTGGAACCTGCAACAACGTTTATTGATGGTTGGCATATTGATGCTATTTGCGAACACCTAGAAGCCGTTTATCATGGCGAGATCAAACGATTACTCATAAATATTCCTCCACGCTGCATGAAGTCGATAGCAACATCTGTTGCGTTCCCTGCTTGGTGTTGGGTTCAATCGACAGGAACAGATTTTCAAGGGGCTTCAACAAGATTTCTAGCAGCATCATATGGAGCTGATCTTTCAACCCGTGATTCCGTTAAATGCCGCAAGGTGATTCAATCCCCTTGGTATCAACGTAATTGGCGAGACAGATTTCGATTTGTCGGTGATCAGAATCAGAAGACTCGTTACGAGAATGATAGAACCGGTTATCGTATAAGCACTTCTGTTGATGGTTTGGCTACAGGCGAGGGAGGCGACATCATAATCGTGGATGATCCACACAACGTCAAGGAATCATTCTCTGCCGCGAAACGGGAAGCCGTTATTACTTGGTGGGATCATACAATGTCAACTCGGTTGAATGATCCTAAGTCGGGAGCGATTATAATCATTATGCAGCGAGTGCATGAACAAGATTTGTCTGGTCATGTTTTAGCAGAAGGCGATTATGATCATCTTTGTCTACCAATGGAGTTTGAAAAACAGAACCGATGCAACACGATTTTAGAATTCTCCGATCCCAGACAGCAGGAAGGTGAATTACTCTGGTCTGATAGATTTGAAGAGTTGGCGGTCAAACGTCTTAAGAAGTCGCTGGGAACTTATGGCAGTGCTGGCCAATTGCAACAACGTCCCGCTCCAATGGAAGGAGGCATAATCAATATAGATTGGTTTAAGTGTTTTGCGTATCCTCCACATCCGAAAGAGACCAAGAGGGTATTTCAAGCTTGGGACACTGCTTCCAAACCGAATGAGGTTACTAACGCTCCTTGGGTTTGCATAACATTCGCTGAAACTAAGGACGGAAGGATTTACATTCTTGATGTTTTTCGCAAGTGGATGAACTATCCGAAAGGCAAGCGTGCTGTAAAGAATCAGGCTCACAAATTCAATCCAACAGAGATTGTGATTGAAGATAAATCAACTGGGCAATCTTTAATACAGGAATTGCCTGAAGAGAAAGATTTCAGCTTCTCAATTATTGCATTTGAACCTGACGCGGATAAGGTCACAAGGTTGTCGGTCGAATCCCCCGCAATAGAATCAGGCAGAGTTTATTTACCTGAAGAGGCTGAATGGTTGATTGATTTTGAAGGAGAGCTTGCCAGTTTTCCAAATTCAGCAACGAAAGATCAAGCGGACGCCTTATCAATGGGATTACGACATATCAGAGACAAAGCTGGTGATTGGTGGACAATAATGGCGGATGCTGTGAGTAAAAAGTAATATGAGTGAAGAATCAACAGATTTAGATTTCAAATTTGATGGTTGGGAAAACGAACTGACTGGTCTTGGTCTTGTCAGTTCTGATAAACGGATGTCCACCAACATTGGCGATCCAACCATCCTCAGTCAAGGCGTTGTTGAGAATCTGTTTGATGATGATTATCTTGCTCGAAAGATTGTTGCTTTACCAGCGCAAGAATCAACAAGAGTAGGTATTACTATAACTCCAACAGAAACATTGACTGCTGAAAAGATCAGCGAGTTAAATAAAATCACAGATAAGAAACTGCAACTTTGGAAATACATTCGCAGAGGTTTGAAATGGTCAAGACTTTATGGAGGTGGTGTTGTTGTGATGATTGTTGATGATGGTCTTGATTCTTCTGAGCCTGTTAATATCAATGGCATCAAAGCAATCAGAGGATTGTATGATCTCAACCGTTATCAAATCGAGCCTATCGGTTATCAAGTTGATCCCACGAAACCTGGATTTGGCGAGCCTGAATTATATCGTCTAAATTATGTTCCTATTTACGGCAGTCAACAGCTCACAATTCCAAATCGGAATCCATCCATGGCAAAGTTTCATCGTTCAAGGTTGATGTTATTTGATGGGATAGAAGTCCCACAAATTATCAGAGACAGAAACAATGGATGGGGTAATTCAGTATTACAAGCAACCTATAGCGTTCTACGCAACTACTGGAATTCAAAAGATGGTGCTGCTTCTCTTGTCAGTGATTTTGCTCAAGCAGTTTTCAAGATTAAAAATCTGCATAGCAAGGTAGCATCAGAATCCAATTCAGTTGTAGCTCAACGAATGCAAATCATCAACCTCGCCCGTTCCATGATCAAGGCTGTTGTAATAGATACCGAGGGAGAAGAGTTTGAACGCAAGACAACACCAGTGACAGGCTTGGCAGATTTACTTGATAGGATGGAGCGTGATCTTGTTGCGTCTTCTGAAATGCCTCATACGATTTTATTCGGTGATTCTCCATCAGGTCTTGGTGCAACCGGCAATCATGAGATGGAAGTTTGGAAGGATTGGATTGCTGCTTATCAAGAAAGTGAGATCAGACCAGAGCTTGATACATTTTACTTTTACGTCAGCAATGCGAGCGAATACAAAGTAGGTGGCGAAGAGATTGCTTATGAGTTCAATTCGCTTTGGCAAATGAGTGATGATGAGAAGGCCAAAATCAGAAAGACGATTGCTGAAGCAGACGCATTAAATATTGATCGTAGTGTGTATGATGCTGTCGAAGCCCGCACTCGCTACGAAGGGGATGAATTCAGTATTGACTTATCATTGGAACCAAGAGAAGAGAGGCAATTACCTGAAGCACAAATTGAGGAAGAGGAGTAAGAAAATGAGTATCGATTTAAAACAATTTGATTATCATCCTCCGCATGGAGAACAACCCGAACGCTATAAGCGATTGGTTGAAGCTTGTAAACAATTTGCCAAGACGATTGATGAGTGTTGCCTAGACAGCAGAGAAAAGTCTTTGGCAATTACGAATATTGAGCAAGGCAGGATGTGGGCGTCGGCCGCCATTGCAAAACATGGGTGATTTGATATGACAAAACCACTGAATAATACAAGTTCAGAACAAGCAAGACAGCAAACCTCTGATCTTGAGATATTTGGAGACGTGGATGCTTGGCAGTTGATTTGTAAAGCATCTTCTGAGTCTCAAGGATGGATGAAGACGACCAAAGCGATGGAGATTGAAGGAGCAGGTTGTCTTGTCCAAACTGAAACACTGCAACAGGAAAAAGCAAGAAGGCCACAATATAGCATTTCACAGTCTTTGATTTTTATTCCGAATGTCAAAATCAGTCAGGTTTGTGATCAGGATGGAAAATTGATAGGACGAAAACTTGAATCCACTCTATCAACACTTAGATTTGAGTATTCTGTGAAATCTGAAAAGGATGAATCTCCACCTCCAAAACCAACTCCTTCCTCTCTGAGAAAGAGTGAGTCAGGATTGTAATAATGTCTGATCAAAACAACAAAAAAGTTTGTGGTCAAGAATGCAAAGTCTATTCGAGG